GGGGCTACAAGGACCCTACATTTTATGCAGTGATCTACGCAGCGGATGAGGGCGATGACTGGACAGATGAAAATGTCTGGTGGAAAGCCAATCCGGCACTGGGAGATTTTAGGGACATCGAGGAAATGCGGACTTTGTTTAACAAGGCAAAAGAGGTCCCGGCGCTACAGAATACTTTTAAAAGGTTATACTTAAATATATGGACATCACAGGAAACCAGATGGATGGAAATAATAAAGTGGGATGAATCAGATGGCAAGGTCGAACCCGAAGAACTTAAAGGAAAGATTTGCTATGGCGGTCTCGACCTGTCAAGCACTACTGATATTACAGCTCTTGTTTTGGTATTTCCTGTTGATGGCAATTATAAGGTAGTAGCTGATTTTTTTATTCCTGCTGATAATATTGAAGCAAGGGTTAAGAAAGACGGGGTCCCTTATGATGTCTGGGTCCGTGAAGGATTCATAACAGCGACACCCGGCAATGTGATAGATTATAAATTTGTCGAGGACAGCATAGATAGACGGGCCAGGGAATTTGACTTAAGGGAAATGGCATACGACCCCTGGAACGCAACGATGCTTACACAAAGGCTTGCCGAGAACGGAATGGAAATGGTAGAAGTCCGGCAGGGGGTCGCATCAATGTCAGCTCCGACAAAACAACTGGAGACTTTGATATTGCAGAAGAAAATACATCACGGGGGCAATCCAGTCTTGAGGTGGATGTTCGACAATGTAATGGTTATCCAGGATGCTCAGGGTAATTTGAAACCCGACAAGGGAAAGAGCCGGGAAAAGATAGATGGAATTATAAGTCTTATAATGGCAATCAGTAGGGCAATGGTAAATGAAGATGCCAAGCCCGGAAGAGGGGCTATATTAATATGAATAGATTCGGAAGATTTTTCGATAGAGTTCGTAGAAGTTTTGGTAATCAGCAATGGATACAGGATTGGATAAGGGGTAAAGATTCCGGGGGTATGGATTCCTTTGCAGGGGTAAACATAAGCCCGGAAAGTGCAATAAGAAACTCAGCAGTATTTAATGCTGGCTGGATTCTTTCAAACACGATTGCGGCACTACCTTTATTTGTATATAAGAGGGTAACTGATGGAAAAGAAAAAGCGGTAGACCATAGCCTTTATGATTTACTGCACATACAGCCGAATGAATTAATGTCCTCTTTTATCTACCGGGAAATGATGATGTGGCATTTGTTGTTTTGGGGTAATTCATATTCCAATATAGTAGAGAACGGTAAAGGCGAAGTAACAGCACTATGGCCTATGCTCCCCTGGCGCATGACTCCCGAATGGAGAAATAGCAGGATGTATTACAAGTATAGATTGCCTGATAATACAGAGACGATATTATCCAGTGGGGAAGTACTACACATACCGGGGATGAGCTTTGACGGCCTTGTGGGAAAATCTGTTTTGAGTTGTGCAAGAGAAGCTGCTGGACTTGGTCTGGCACTGGAGGAATTTGGTGCAAGGTTCTTCGGGCAGGGTACTCAACTGGGGGGAATTATAGAACACCCTAGAACTTTACAGCCTGGACCGGAAGCAAACTTGAGGGCTGCGCTTAAGGAAAAATATCAGGGCATATCAAATGCGCATAGGATATTGATACTTGAAGAGGGTATGCAATACAAGCAGAATGTTATACCGCCTAATGATGCGCAGTTCCTTGAATCAAGAAAATTTGAAGTAACTGAAATAGCAAGGTTCTTTAATATACCGCCCCACTTACTTAAAGATTTAGAGAGGGCTACATTTAATAATATCGAACACATGGGGATTGAGTTTGTAACCTACTCGCTCCTGCCCTGGCTCACGAGGATTGAGCAATCGGAAACCATTAAGCTACTCAGTAAACCTGAGAGGAAAGTTTATTTCATAGAGCATCTGGTCGACGGGTTACTCAGGGGAGATTTAAAAACAAGGTACGAGGCTTATAGTATAGGCAGGATGAACGGATGGCTTTCAGCAGATGATATCCGGGCATTGGAAAATATGAATCCATTGCCGGATGGACAGGGCAAAGCTTATTGGATGCCACTTAATATGATGGAGGTAGGCCAAACTCCTCCTCCCGTAATCGGCCAGTCGGCAAGTAGGAAAATAGAAATGCGGGATGCCCGAAGTGCAGCACTAAAAGGCAGGCTTGCAAATAGCTATAGAAAATTATTTGAGGATACCGTATCGAAGATCATAAAGTTTGAGAGGACTGGAATTGTAAAAGCGACTAAGTCAATGTTTGGTAAAAGGAAAGCAAACGTTAAAACCTTTAATGAATTTTTAGAGCAGTTTTATAAAGATAAATACGATGAGATAAATAAGCGCACAAAGCCTGTAGTAGATACTTATGGCAAAGTGGTATTCGATGCAGCGGCCGATGAAGTGAAATACACTGAACCCGGAGGGGCAGAACTTGATAGCTATATGGATGAATACACTGAGGCTTTTAATTTAAGATATATTGCTACATCAAAGAATAGATTAAGCGATGCCGTCGATGGTGCGATCACTGAAGGAACTGATCCGATTGTAGCGGTAGAGAATAAGTTTGATGAGTTTGAGAAAACCAGACCGCAGACAGTATCGATGAAGGAAACAATTAAAATCGCTGGTGCTGTTTCAATACTTGCTTATGGACTGGCTGGGATAGGTAAAACCGTATGGGTTGCCGCTGGGCCTGAGCCATGTGATTTTTGTCTAGGGCTTAGTGGAAAGACCATGAGTTTGGGGCAACCGTATAAATCTAAAGATGATGTTTATAAAGTTAAAGGAAAAGAGCCATTAAGTTTTTCAAGTAATATAGCGCACCCTCCACTTCATGGGGGATGTGCCTGTCAAATAATGCCAGGATAATTTTGGAAGGAGTCCGTATGAATGATAAAAATAAAAAAGCATATCTTGAGGCAAGGTCATTTCCATTTGAGGTAACTGAAGTGAGAAAGACCGATGGCGAGCCTACTAAAATAGGAGGATATGCAGCGGTGTTTAATAAGTTGTCTGATGATCTGGGGGGCTTCAGGGAAAAAATAGACCCTGGTTTCTTCTCAGATGTATTAGGAGATGATGTAAGGGCATTGTTTAATCACGATGATAATATGGTTCTAGGAAGGACCAAGAACGACACCCTGACATTGGAGGAAGATAGCAAAGGTTTAAAAGTAGAAATCACTCCTCCCGATACAACTTATGCAAGAGATTTATTAACTTTGATTGACCGGGGCGATGTCAATCAGATGAGCTTTCAATGGGTTACTGCAATCGATGAGTGGGATGAAACCGATTTAAAGAAAGTTATTAGGACCCTGAAAAAAGCTAAGAGCTTATGGGACGTATCACCTGTAACGTTCCCTGCATATCCGCAGACGAAGGCAGGATTACGTTCAGCAAAGCAAATGTATATCGAGCACATCGAAGAGCTGCTGGAGCATAATTCGATGAAGAAAGAAAAGGACAGCAAGGATCAAGGATATATCGCTGTTCTGGAAAGAAAACTAATTTTGTTAGAAAAGGAGATTTAAGATGTTAAAGGAATTAAGACAAAAATTGGCAGCACTCGTTGAAGAAGTAAGAACCATTCTTGACAAGGCGAAAAAAGAAAAGAGAGGTCTTACCGAGGAAGAGCAAGTCGAGTGTGATGCTAAAGAAACTGAAATGGATTCTTTGGAAAAAACAATCAAGGCCGAAGTAAGGCAGATTGAACGTGAGAAGAATCTGGAAACACCTCCGAAAGACCCTATTGAGCAAGCTGCTCCGGGTGCATCGGAAGAAAAAAGGTTTGCAACTTTTGGGGAACAGCTAACAGCAGTTATGCAGGCTTCTAATCCTGCCCGTAGAGAAGTAGATAGTAGGCTTCGTGAAACTAGAGTTCCACTTGGAGCAAACGAGGGTGTAGGTTCTGAGGGTGGATTTTTAGTACAGACAGATTTTGCGCAGACGCTTTTAAAGAAAGTATTTGAAACAGGGATACTGGCTTCTAGGGTAAACAAGCTCCC